GAAAGAACAACAAACACAAACTAGGGCAGGAGAAATCCTGCCCTTTTTGTTTTTATAAATAGACTAGAGGTATAACATGGCAGACAATTCACTACTAACAAGAATACCAGATAACTCAAATTTTGTTCAAACAACAAAATTTACATTTGTTGTTCCTAATTTACCATTCGCTAGATATTTTTGTCAGTCTGTTACATGGCCATCAGTCACAACAACAGAAGTAAATGTTCCAACTCCATTCTCAGACACATATCGTCATGGTGATAAGCTTGTATATGATCCTTTGAGTATATCATTTCTGATAGACGAAGATTTGAGAGTTTGGGAAGAAACTTATAATTGGCTAAAGTCACTGACTAATCCAATAAACTTCAAAAGCTATGTTCGTAATACACAAGATAAGAGTCCATATTATGATGGAATACTCACTGTAAACACAAACTCTAATCTTCCTAACATAAGAATGAAATTCTATAACTGCCATCCAGTCTCATTAAGTGGTATTCAATTTTCTGTCACATCAAGCGCAGACGAAACACCTACGGCAGATTTAACACTACGTTATGATTATTTCGAAATCGAAAGATTGTAGTTGACTTTTACCTAAAACTGTTGTATAGTAATATACATTTTTTGTAATGGAGAAACTATGAAGCCGCCAGTGAATATTGATGTTTTAATGGAAGAGTGGGTAAAAGATGCAGGCTACGATGAGACTGAACCTCAGAAAGCAATGGCTAATATACCAAAACTTCATGCGAAGTATTTGCGTATCATGACGCATCACAATCTAATAGTCAAGAAACTCCTCTCAGAATACAACTCACGGCGTAAGATAAAGTGGGAATACTATTCTGGCGATCTTAACAATCCAGAAGATTTAGAGAAGTACGGTCTAGAACCAATGATGAAGAAGGTGCTTCGCGCTGATCTTCAACATTATCTTGATTCGGATACTGAACTAAATAACATACTACTAAAGAAAGTTATGCATGAAGAGATTGTTGAGTTCTGCAAAAACGTTCTGAAAGAATTAAACAATAGAACTTGGCAATTGAAATCATATATGGATTGGGAAAAATTCGTAGGTGGGCAGTAAAGTAATTATAGTGAATGAGAATGAAGCATTCGTGAGAGTCATCTGTGAAGATGATATTGCTTATGAACTTCGTGAAGCATTTACATTCCAAGTTCCTGGTTATCAGTTTACGCCACAATATAAGGCCAGACTGTGGGATGGAAAGATAAGATTGTTTGATGTAAGAAACAAACAACTATATCGTGGGCTTGTACCTTATGTTGCTAAGTTTTGTGAAGAACGAAACTACGAATGGGAATATGAAAACGAAAGTTATGATGAGGAATTTTCTTTAGCAGAGGCTAACGAATTTGTAGAGAAACTAAAACCGAAACATGCTCCAAGAGATTATCAGTTGGATGCATTCGTTCATGCTATTCGTACAAGACGCAGTTTACTACTCAGCCCCACTGCAAGTGGTAAGTCTCTTATTATTTATCTTTTGGCTCGTTTTCTATCACATAGAGGATTGAAAAGGGGTTTGATAGTCGTGCCGACGATATCTCTAGTAGAGCAGCTAACGTCGGACTTCAAAGATTACAGCGAAACGAATGGATGGAATGTAAACGACAATGTACACAAAATCTATCAGGGTCAGGAAAAAGATACAAACAAGTTCCTGACAATTTCAACTTGGCAATCTATTTACCAGATGCCCAAGAAGTGGTTCGCACAATTTGATTTTGTTATCGGCGATGAAGCACATCAGTTCAAGGCCAAGTCTCTTACAGATATTATGACAGGACTAACAAATGCAAAATACAGAATTGGCACTACAGGAACTCTTGACGGAACAAAAACACACAGACTTGTTCTTGAAGGACTATTCGGATCAGTTCGCAAGGTCATTACTACCAAAGAACTCATGGACGCTAAACACTTGGCTGAGTTCCAAATCAAGTGCCTTCTTCTTCGACATAGTGAGTCTATCTGTCAGGCTGCGAAAGGATTTACTTATCAGCAGGAAATTGAATATCTTGTCCTTAACGAAGGACGGAACAAGTTCATATCTAATCTCGCGGTTTCCTTATCTGGTAACACACTCGTCCTCTACCAGTACGTTGACAAGCATGGACGGATACTCCACGATCAAATTAATAAGAGAGTTGGAGCTGACAGAAAGGTATTTTTCGTAAGTGGAGATACAGACGTTGAAATCAGAGAAGAAATCAGACACATTGTTGAAAAAGAAACTAATGCGATTATTGTTGCTAGTTTTGGCACTTTCAGCACTGGCATCAATATTAGAAACCTGCATAACATTATATTTGCTTCTCCATCTAAGTCTCGGATAAGAAATCTACAGTCCATTGGACGTGGATTACGTACTAGTGAAACGAAAGACTCTGCTCAGTTATTTGATATCGCAGATGACATGAGATATAAGAAACATGAGAACTATACTCTAAAACATTTTGCAGAAAGAATAAAGTTGTATACCGAAGAGAAGTTCTCTTTCAAGGTATATAAGATTGAACTAAAAGGATAATATTATGAATACAGAAGTTGAGTTTATCAGACTAGTTACAGGGGAAGATATAATATCTGAATGTGAAATTCATGAAGATCACTATAGACTATTTAACCCTTGTAAGGTTGTTTATATATCTTCTGTAAAACAGGGATTTCTTTCTATATCTTTGATGCAGTGGGTGTTCTCTAAGATATCAGATAAACAAATATTTGATTTGCCAAAGAACCAAATTCTGATAAAATCCACACCAAGCGATAAACTGATTGAACATTATTTTGGAAGCGTAGAACATTTTCTTGATACTTCGTTGAAAGATTCAATTTCTTTTGAAGAGCCTATTGACACTAATCTAGAAGAAGATTCTTATACTTCTAGTGAAGAAGCTCTAGAAATGATAGAAAAGCTTTTAGGTTCTAATAAAGATAAGAAAGGAAAGTTACACTAATGGCCAAGAAAAATGAATATCTAGATTTAGATGATGGAGATGATTTTGGTTTTACTTTTGCACATGAAGAGGAAATAATTGAAACCAATCAAACATATTCTACTCTTCAAGAAGAAGTGGATGACTTAAAGAAGAGATTGGTAGCTATCCATAAGATATTCTCCCCTCTTCTAGAGAACTTAGCTAAAGACCCTGATAAGCCTATGATCAAGTGGCCTAACAGGAAAGACATTATAGAGAAGCAGATCAAGAAACTTAACACCCTCACCAAGGTATAACCAAGTATTCATATCATAGCGGACATAGCCTTTATACACCTATGTCAAGAGTTTGTCAAGAGGAAAGTGAATGAGAACCAAGAAAATTACAGTACACTACGTAGACAATAAAAAGTTCTACGAAGAAATCCTAATTTATAAGAAAAAAGTTCAAGAGGCGAGAGAAAAGGGCCTTGAAGATCCTAGATTGCCTAATTACATAGGTGAGTGTATATTCAAGATAGCTGACAAGTTGTCCACTAAACCTTGTTTTATAAACTATTCTTATCGGGATGAGATGATTTCTGATGGAATAGAAAATTGTATAATGTACTTCAAAGATTATAATCCTGAAATAGGACAAAATCCATTTGCGTATTTCACTCAGATAATTTATTATGCTTTCCTTAGAAGAATTAGTAAAGAAGAGAAAAACAGGTATACAATCTACAAAAACTTCCAACATACTATCATACATGGTAATCCAGCAAGTAGTTTTGATACGTATGATGGAGATAATTTAAGTAACGTGAACTTATTCGATAGAGACGATATTGACTTTACACCTCAGATGTATGATAATATCAATGAATTTATGGATAAGTTTGAGAAGAAAGAAGCAATTAAAAAAGAAAAACGGAAGCAAATGAAAGAAGGGCTTCAAAAGTTTTATGAGGAATAAGATGAAAGAGAACATTCCATTTCAGATTGAACAGTTGATTGACAGTTTATTAAATAAGAACGAAAACGTATATATTCGTCAAAACTATAGGCAAAGATTGGTTTCTATTCAAGAAGCTATTGACAAGTCACTCAAAAAGTACGATAATGAACTTTACATGTCTAACACTCGGAAGAAAAGAGCGTAATGCCTAAAGTTCTTATATTGACGGATACTCACTGGGGCGTCAGAAATGACTCCCCAGTTTTTCTAGATTATTTCAAGAGGAGCGTAGATGAGTTTCTTATCCCATTCATCAAAGCCAATGGTGTGCGCCATATTATACATCTTGGCGATCTCGTTGATCGTCGGAAATATATTAATGTACTCACCCACTCTCGGCTTAGAGCAGATTTTCTGGAGCCAGTTAGTGCTTTGTGTTCTTTACATATTATTGCTGGTAATCACGACGAATACTTCAAAGACACCTACACAGTAAATGCTCTAGATGAGTTCGTTGGCAATAGATATCCAAACATCAAGACATACTCTACTCCTACCACGATTGAGATTTATGGTACTGAGTTCTTTCTTTTGCCGTGGATTACCAAAGCAAATGAAAAGCAGAGTTATGATGCCATAGAGAACACTAAGTCTGCTATTTGTTGCGGGCATCTAGAACTAGATGGCTTTGAAATGCAGAAAGGGTTGTTGTCTGACCATGGATGGAATCATCAAGTTTTTAAGCGATTTGATAGTGTGTTTACTGGCCATTATCACCACCGTAGCAGTCGGGATAATGTTCATTACATCGGCGCTTTGTGTGAGCATATATGGTCTGATTATAATGATCCTCGCGGCTTCATTACGTTTGATACACAAACCCGTGCTGTTGAGTTTCATCGTAATCCTTTCCGCATCTTCCATATGGTGGCTTATGATGATGTAAAGAATCCAGATATTCTTGAGAAGATTAATGCTACAGACTATTCCAAGTATAAAGATTGCTATGTCAAGGTTGTTTGTGTAAACAAAACCAATCCATATGCGTTTGATGTGCTGCTGGACAAGTTGTACAAAGAACAAGCGGCTGACATTTCCATTGTTGAAGATATCAACTCATTCACAGATAATAACTCGGAAGATTTGGTAGATGAGGCACAAGACACACTTACCATTCTTGACAACTACATTTCAGGCTTGACTTTGCCTGTTGAATCTGATAGAATGAAACATTATATGCGTGAGATTTATACCGAAGCATTGTCATTGGAGAATATTGAGTGAATA